AAGACTATAAACAAAGGAGATAGACCAATGACCCTAGACCATCAACCCTTAAACCTAAACCTAGAACGATGGGATCTTGTAGACGAACACAATTCGTACACAGAACATCTTGACTTAGACCTCTTCCATTTGGTACAAAGTATTAGTAACAGTACTAGTACCTTAAATACTATTAACGACCGAGAAGAAGCTGCCCTCTAAATCGGGCAGCAGTCGGTTACAACTTTGAGCAAGACGCTCACAACTTAAATAACGTACATGAGGTACAAAATGATTACGAAGAACCAATCAACTTTCCTAGATGTCGCACTACACGGTAGCCAAGACCTAAAGATTAACGGCTTACTCGATGGCGACAAAAGCAAGGCTAAATGGCAAGCAGCAAAAGCTATAGCTCAAATGCAATCTTCTACTGACGTAGATATGCCCATGCCTAACGCTATCGCAGGGACTTTCTTCGATAGACAAAATAGATACAACGACGGTGGTGTCCACTCGTTCGTTGTCATCGGGTTTATTCAACACTTGATGGATAAAGTTTGCTGGGTAGCTCGCAGTTACCAAGAGCGCCTCGACAGTGCGCAAATGATGGCTAACGCTATCGGCAAAGACTACTCGCAAGAAGCGGCAGAGGATATTGGCATAACCGACGACGAGCGTTTCGACGTTAAAGCAGTTGTCGATAGGGATTACGCAATCCTGTTAGAAGTTCAATCAGACTGCCTTAGCGCACTGTCTAACAAGAACTACGACTTCCAACCACTGTGCTACTTCCAACAAAGTGAGCCAAACCCAGATGGTTCTGGTGCATGGATCACTACCTGCACTGCTAACTCTTACGATGACGCGCTTCCCATTATGGAAAATGTAGTAGCGCACCTCAACGAAAACCAAGAGGCCAAGCGCAATCAAGACATTGCCAACGTGCGTACTAAAACCTACGGAGCTGGGCCATCTGGCGTTATAGGTACCAAGTCTGACAATGACTCGGACTTACAACGCCATACCAACCCAGACACATCGTTTGACGAGTCGGACATACCGTTCGGCAATGAAGCGTCTGCCTAAAGCAACCATGCCCAGCTATCTCCTGTAGAGGTAGCTGGGTTTTTTTTCTTCCAGCGCTATCCAACGATGTGCCAAGGACAAACAGATAATGAACAGAGTAATACCAGCAGTAACCAAGACCTTGACCAAAACAATGGTCGACAAAGGCAACCCCGATTGCTTCAAAGAACTAGTGAACTTCGCTAAATGCTTCGGCGTTAACTTCGATGACATGACTCACGGACAAAAGCACGAGCTGCCTCTGATATTCACTGACGGTACCCAATCAGTGATCAGGTTCTACGTCACCAAACGTAAAGACAAACGCTACAACATACCGGCTGCAGCCTTGCGTGCTCAAGCAGATGTTAACGACACACTTGCGTTCACCTTTGAACTCAACAGCATCACCGCAGAAACAATGATGTGCATAAACGTAACCCGTCAACCGGAGTACAGCTTCTTACTCACAGAAGACATGCAACTACCTAGCGAGGTCGCTTTATGACTCTAATGCTAGCCATAGAAGCCCAGCGTCGAAGTAGGAAAGCTTACGTTCAGCGCAAGATCAGGAACATGAACCATAGACTTGGTTACGAGACCGTATGCCAAGTATGGGAGCTACAGTTCGAAAACACACCCTGGGCAGACATCGCAAAGAAGCTTGACCTTCCGCTCCTAGAAGTAAAAAAGCTAATCAACTGCACCTCATACCCCCACCCCAATAGTTTTAAGTGACATGTATATGAGCCACCAAACAACAGACTCAGCACTACCGCCACGCGGACAGTCGTTACGAAAGAAAGAGTACGAAGAGATAGCTCGCAGCCTTAAAAAACACCAAGGCGTAAAAACTGTAAACAAAAACACAACTGTCGGTGTGCTTCGCGCACTAGAACGGCTTAACCGTCTGGGTTCACAAAGAACCGTAGACGGTGAGCTATGGGTATGGAGAACCGCATGAACATCGATGCTGTAACAAACATCTTAGAAAAAGAACACCTAAGCAATTGGGCTAGGAGATATTGGACAAAAGTACTAAGCCAATTATTGCTAACCAATTCAGAGGACGAGCTAGTCACTCGTTCTGCAGGTCTGCCCCACCTGTGGTCAACAACGGGGCAACAACCTGACCTCATAAACAAATTACTAGGAAAGTAACAATGGCAATTCAAGAAGTAAAAAATGCAACCCAACAATTAAAAATTGCACCAATACCCCCACTTGTAGGCGGTAGATCCAGATGCATATATCAAATACTTGAGAGCTTAGGTGGCAGAGCCAGCTTAAATCAAATATTTAAAATGACTCCCGCCAGCGACTTTGCAGAACCACCTAGAGACGCGGAAGAATTGCGTAAGTGGATTAGCTCAAGCTGCACAAGTAAAGGTTACGTGACACAAATCTCAGAAAATGTGTACAGCATAGCTACGTATGAAGAGTATCGAGAAGTTAGAAACCACAACAGGGCAGTGCATCTAAAATGGCTCGCCAAGAAAAAGAAAAACAAACTAAAAGCAAAAATGGCTGCTCACGTAGCAGAAAACCTTTCGCCAGAAATCATGCCGCCTCGCGCACCTAGCCCTACCAAACCAAAAAGCCGACCAGTACAAGCTCCTATGGCTAAGCCGGTCAAGTTCGACTTCGTTCAACAGTACGTAGGCGCACTGTTAGGCACCACAACTGCCATCGCATTGTTCTTTGTAATGTTAAGGATCGTTTAACAACTAGAGGGTGTGGCAGAAAGGCTATGCAACGGACTGCAACTCCGTATATGCCGGTTCAATTCCGGCCTCCCTCTCCAACTACAGATAGAGGTGATCATGAACTATAAAGTAACTATCGAAGCCACACTCCGTAAAGAGCTGACTATTGACGCTAGCAACGAACAGAATGCCATAGATCTTGCTAACGAAGAATTCGACCTTCGCAACGACCATAACCCTGAGAAGTATGACCAGCAAACAATATCTGTCGTACCCGTTAGAGCAAGGAGCAGCATTACTTCAGTGACAGTAACTGACTTTGCTACCGGCGAAACCCCAGAAGAAAAGTAATGAACAACCTAGACCTTACACCCAAGTTCCTAGCTAAAGGCTTACGCGATCTAGCAAACAAAGCAGATTGCGCACCGGACATTAGCACTGACGGTTCTAATCAACGCTTCATATCAGCAGTTGGGTTAGCAGATTTTCTGCACACAGCTGCTGATCTCATCGACCCACAGGAAAATGAACAATGAAAGCATTTATAACACGTATTCCACACGGCTATACAGAAATCGAATTTAATTCGCCAACTTCTGTTTTAGACCTGTGTCTTAAAGCAAAAATAATTGATTCAGCCCTGCTCCGTTCGCGCTCAGAATTTTTGCTAAACAAAAAAACACTAAGTTCTGACTTTGATCAATTGGTAAACGACGGCGACAGAATAGCCGTAGCTACCGGCGCTACATAAGAGAATAAACAATGAAAGCAAAAATAACACGTATTCCAATCGGCTATACAGAAATCGAATTTGATTCACCAATTTCTGTTTTAGACCTGTGTCTTAAAGCCAAACTAATTAATTCAACCATGCTCAGTAGTCGCTCAAGATTTTTGTTACTCAACGGAGATGTAAGAAAAGGAGGACTCAGTTCTAACTTTAACCAATTGGTAAGCGACGGCGACAGAATAGTTCTAACCGACGAACCTAAACCATACGGCACCCAAGGAAGATAAATGTATATCCACGAATACCACGATGAAACTTGGGGCGACTTCCAAGACATCATATTCATCATCTCATCAGGCAAAGATTGTTTTGAACTAGCGGTAAGGATATCCAATGACCTGCGTACTCAAATAGAAGCACCAGACGGACTTGAGAAATTCATTTTGAGGAATTGTTTTAAAAACAACAGTCGCATTATCGAAAGCAGAGACGACATCGAGTATGTCGAAATAAACAAAAAACCCTAGACCTTAGACCGTGGCACTAAGTTCTATAACCCTAAACCCGCCACAAGATACAGGAGGTATCACCATGTCCGAGATATTTGTAAAGATCGTCAGAGTACCAGGCGCAGTAACTGAAGTTGGCCTTAACCAAGGCGCTACAGTAGGCGAAGCACTGGATGCTGCAGGCATCGAATCAAATAGTGCCGAGTCCTTAAAAGTTGGATCAGCTAATGTTGACCGCAACTACACCCTAGTTGACGGCGACCGCGTTGTTCACTCAATAGGAGCTAAAGGCAACTAGCACCTGCCTGACCGCACCTCATTAGACCAAACAGGCACCCCTGTTCCTTAGCTCGTTCCCGTCCGAGCGGTCGAAGACGGGATTACTTTGACTAACGATAGTACTGGAGGTACTAATGCCAAACCCCAAGCTGTTCATATTAGGTGAACCAGACGACTTCACTAAACAGGAGTTCAATTATTTAGCAGACCTAATAACAGAAAAACTACACGACAAAGGTATAGAACCCGAAGGTTATGCGTTCCAAATACGAGTCGAATACAACGAGGACAACTAACAATGCTATCGACCATAAGACACGACCCCATATTCCGTGCCTATGACTACAAGGATTACCCAATCCATATTGTAGGCGCAGGTGCTACAGGCTCACGCTTGTTCATGTCACTCATTGAGTTGGGCCTGACCAACATCAGTGTGTATGACTTTGACATCGTAGAGCCACACAACTTAGCTAACCAAGCGTACTTACATGAGCACATAGGAGTACTCAAAGTAAACGCACTAAAAGACCTAGCAACTAAAAAGCTTGGTACGCCTGCTGATCTAATCAAAGGCATGCGCTTCATCAACGAACGTATTGATCAACGACAGTTCGACGGCTTCTTGTTCCTGCTCACAGACACAATGGCTAGCCGCCGCCAGATCATAGACGCTCAGTCCAAAGGCGCAGACAGCATGTTGCTGCAAGTATTTGAGACTCGCATGGCTTCAACACACGGCAACATCGCCCACTTCTCACCGACTAACCATGCACAACGTAAAGCGTGGGTGGACACACTAATCAGTGACGACGAGGGCGAGGTATCACCGTGTGGCACCAGCATATCTGTAGGCCCTACCGCCTCACTGATTGCAAACATGGCTGTGTGGGAGTTCATAAACTTCCTACTCAACGATGGGTGTGCCACCGCGCAGCTCGATGTTCACTTCAAACCAATGCTAATGACCACCAAGGACAAAATATGAACCACATTAAGTACACCCCACCAAGAGTCGCAAGCTTTAACAGCGCCTCTCTTGACTCTGAAACCACTCAGCTATTTGAATGGGACTTCCCCAAAGCACCTGAAGTTTATTACACACCTCTAGTATGGGAGTCGATTCGCTACTTAGTAGACACCATTCCCAGCGAAGTCGGTTGGCTAGGTATCGTTGACAAGTTTGAAGACACTGGCAACTATTTAGTTACCGGCATCTATGTACCAGAACAAACGGTATCAGGTGTAGAGACTGACATATCTGCAGAAGCCCTGACTAAATTAGCCCTTGAGCTAGAGTCCCAAAACATACCGTCAGAGAAGCTCATCTACTGGGGTCACTCACATGTAAACATGGGCGTTACACCCTCAATGCAGGACGAGCTGCAAATAGAAGACTTCCTAGAAAACGGCTGCGAGTTCTTTATCCGTGGCATCTACAACAAACGCGGCGATAGCAAAGTAGATGTATACGACTCTCAACAGAACTGTGTACATCAATGTGTACGCAACGGCCTACAACCAACAGAACTCGACGACCTACTCAAGACCAGACTCGACAGCTTGATCAAAGCCAACGTCAAAAAGCCTGTCGTCAAAGCATTCTCAAAATCAAAACTGGGGACTACACATAAACCAGTTATAGCTAACAACGTACCTGACTCTTATTACTTAAACGGTTATGGCAATTATGTTTACGACGACGATTACGCCGACGACCTAGAACGTCAGGAGTTACTAGACACCCCATTTTATTATAAGGATCACTAAAATGTACAAAACAATTAATCAAATTACCATCGACCATAAAGAAATCGCTATCAAACAGCACTCTAAGCAAATTGGCTATCTTACTGCTGATGTGCGTCGCGCAAAAAACAGCGTAACCAGAGCTAAAATGCAAAGCAATTTTGCCATACGACACTATACACAGATGTCGCGTGTTCATCATGGCAACACTAGCTGGGACTGGCTGCGTGTTGCAGGCGGCAACAAAAACCTTGCTGAACACTTCAAAAAAAACAGCAAGCGAAGAATTCTACCGATGTGGAGGAGAGGTAGATCGTTCGGCCGAAAACCTTCGGGACAACCAATGGCAATATGACGCGTACATGTCAAAATTAGCCACACAAAACATGTTACTCAATCAAGCATACATATCTGATAAACCCGTAACAAACTACACAACCAAAGACTGGGAGCATGAACTACGTAACTGCGACAGCTATGTCCAAGGCTCTATCAAACTAAAGCACCGCTATCAAGGCGACGGGCTTTATGTTAACGAATGCTATGAAGACTTTTACAAAGTAACAATGCGCTTCAATCCGATGACAGCTTGCTCATCTAACGACGAGTACAGTGACATAGACCCCATCTATATCCCGTCAATCACTGCTGACTTTCTAATCGACAAGAGATCTGCCGGTCGCCACATGACCGACACTGTGTTACGGGCTTCCCCAGGTTTTGCTAAGCATCGCTACACGGGGTATCGAAGGCGCAAGATTTTGCATCCGCATATGACAGACACAACTTCCCCCTGCCTAGGTGACTTTCAAGGGCCGATAAGCGAAGCACTTGATAACTTTGACATACCTACAGCAGTAGTTGTGCTGAGTATGTTCTTACAACAATTTGACCCATCCGATGAAGCCGGTAGGTCTTACCGAAACTTCCCAAAAGCAAAATACATGTTTAACGAAGAAGAACACGCCGCATGATTCAAAAACTCATTCAATTCGTACTTACATACTTAACCATACGACAGATATTTACTGAGACAACTAATGAAACAACTAGAGATGAAACTGACCTTGGACGGAGAGGAAGCCGAGACGTTCATGGAGATAGCCCTAGCGATTCAGAATCACCTACAGAACCTAGAAGAGTTGACGAGACAACAAACACAGGAGGATGACCAATGATGTTAGCCGGTATCATAGCAGCGCTAGGTATGCTGTTCTTATTATTCAAGTTTGGTGTACGCAAAGTAATTACCTACGACATATTCTTTGACGTACTCATCACTTTCTTTCTCATTATCACGCTCGCTGGCACGTTCAGCGGCATGATGGCTGCGCTACTTGGCGGCTTAATCGTATCCGTTGTGCTGTTCGTTATGAAAAGCACAATGCGCCACGAAAAATTATCCTTAGTTAAAACCAAAAAGTTTCCTTATAGGAGGTGGATGTGGGTGGAGCAATAGCAGAACCGACCGTAGACAACGACTTCTTTTACCTTTGCCCAGAATGTGACTACGACCTTGGCGAAGACTTCTCAAACATGACTGATAACAGTTGCCCTGAGTGCGACCACCCCATAGAAAAATCATCTCTAACTCGTGGATCAGCTCCTGTTATGCAGTTGCGCGGCTTCAATAACGATGACGACGAAGACGAACTGCCAGACATAGAGGACGAAGGCGAAGAAATATGGGTAGAACAAGCACTTCAAGGAGACATACCTTACAGCTCCTTCAGCCTGCCTTACGGCTACCAATGGAGCGACGTAAGCACCTGGAATGTAAACCGAGACACAATCTACATAACTTTTGAAAGCGGAATCGACTGGTCTTACAACTTGTATGATCAAGGCGCAGTTTACGAAGGGTCTGGTTACTACCGAGTTTATGATATGGACAACGAACAGTTAGGTGATCACTAATGTACCCAGAACAACCAACCTGCATAGATTGCAACACTGAGTGCCACCCCATTATCCGCAGCTACACAGAACCTGTTGAATTCTGGGGGACACTATCTACCCATACGTACCATGAAGTCAGCAGCGACTGCTGTGATGGCGACGTAGAAATGCCCTTCACTCACGATTACTTTTGATTAACTATATTAGTAGGAGTACTATTTTGGACAAGGACGAATACTTAGATCTCAGTGACGAGATTCAACCTCACCTTGAACGCGACATTAATTCATATGAGATGTTGCAGTTCACCCACGTTTGGCTCAAGAGCAGGAAGCCTGAGCTACACCAAGAGCTAGTACGCAACTTCCAACAAATGGAAGCTGCTGTGTACGCTCACCGACAGGAGCAGGACGCTAAAGATGTCTTTTAAGACCCGCATACATATCAACCAGCACAACATCAAAGCCAACTCTAAAGGCTCTGACCTCCCAGTAATTACTGTCAAAGACTATAAACAAAATCGAAAAGTAAACTCTGCTCAAATTATAGACGCAGACGAAAACGTCATTGCGTCAGTTATTTATAGCCCAGAAAAACCTTTGCCTTGCGGAGCTAAGGTCTGGATTGAAACAACCTACAAGGTACAAGCAGGATGCTAAAGATGTCTTTTAATTATACAACCGAAGTCTTTGAGCATGGACTACATGTTCACTTAGATAATTGCTCGATCAACATCTTACGTACAGATGAAGGCTGGGTAATTGACGCATGGGAAAAAGACTTTGAAGGCGCAGAAGCCATAGCTTCTACGTGGGTCTTGCATACAGAATTAGAAGAGGCATAAGCAGGATGCTAGTAACACTGGATTTTGAAAGCTATTACGACCCCAAAGTATCACTGACAAAGATGTCAGTCATGGAGTACATCAAGCACCCCATGTTCAAGGTATGGGGGGTCGGTATCAAAATAAATGATGAGCCTACCGAATGGTACGGCGAAGATGAGACAACCGCTGCACTCGATGACATCAACTGGGAAGACGCTTTTCTGGTGTGCCACAACACGCCATTCGATGGCTACCTACTGACACAACTCTATGGACACAAGCCCCTCTACTATATAGACACTGCAGCTATGGCCCGTGGCAGATGGCCTGGGCAATCAGCGCGGTTGAAAGATGTAGCTGAACGCTGCTTCCCAGACGACGAGTCTATGCGTAAGGGCGAGGAGCTTGTAAACGCCAAAGGTATATACGACTTACCACCTAGCGTAGAAGAATCACTAGCCGGTTACTGCATACAAGACGTAGATCTTACCTATGCCATATACAACCAGCTGTGGGCCGAGTACCCAGAAGTTGAGATGGAGATCATAGACCTCACAACACGTATGTTCTGTGAGCCAAAAATTATAGTAAACACTAAAAAGACACAGTGCTTCTTAGACCAAGCACGGTTAGCAAGCACAACAGCCATTGAACAATCGGGCCTAGACCGTAGTACTTTGGCAAGCAACCAGAAATTCGCAGCATGGGCCGAAGAGCAAGGGCTAAAAGTACCTACTAAAACTAGCCCCACCACAGGTAAAACAATCCCTGCCTTCGGTAAAAACGATGCAGCCTTCAGGCAATGGACACACCAGAACCCAGAGTTCAGTCATGTGTTCGCTGGTCGAGAAGCCGTCAAGAGCCGCTTAAATGAAACCCGCGCTCAACGCTTCATCGACAGTACAAATGCCGAGGGCTGCATCCCCGCCCCGCTACGTTATTACGCAGCACATACCGGCAGGTTTGGCGGCACCGAAAAAATCAACCTACAAAACCTACCCCGCAACAGTGAGCTACGCCGAGTGCTAGAGGCACCGGAGGGTAAGCTGATGTACGTAGCTGACCTATCAAACATCGAGTCTCGTATGCTTGCGTGGTTAGCAGGACAGGACAACCTATTGGAGATGTACTTCTATGGCGCAGATGTGTACTCATCCTTTGCCAGTGACCTGTACAACCGCCCTATCACCAAAGCTGATGAGATAGAACGCTTCGTAGGTAAGACCGCTATCCTAGGTCTAGGCTACGGAATGGGTGCTCACAAGTTCATGGGTACACTCAAAGCAGCAAACATCGATCTGCCTTTTGAAGAATGCCATGAAGCAGTCAATGCCTATCGATCAAAGTACCCAGCTATCCCAGCACTATGGGAGCAATCAGAACGCATACTTAGACAGACACTCAGCCTAAAGAATGGCGAGAAGTTTGCGTATCAATACAAATGCCTACAGGCAGCACCATCGGCAATCATGATGCCTAATGGCATGGGCCTTCGGTACCATGACTTAGAACTTATCAGTAACGGTAAGCTGTCCTACAAGTCAGGTAAGAAAACAGAATTCACTTACGGTGGCAAGATCGCAGAGAACATAATCCAAGCTCTAGCGAGAATTGTCATCTGTGAACAAATGCTAGCGATACAACAATTACCAGAATTTGAAGTTGTTTTAACGGTACATGATGAAATTATTGCTATTAGCGACGATACTAATCCCCAAGAGCGGATGGACACAATGCTGTCTGTTATGCGTACCGCCCCAACATGGGCTTTAGACCTGCCTCTCGATGCAGAGGGCGGGTGGGATAAGTGCTATAGCAAATGACTAAGTTAGTATTAAGTCGAAAACTAGACGAGCGGATACGCTTGCAATTCGACGACGAAACGTCTGTGTTAATTACAGTCAAACGCATTGACCGCAATCAAGTTAGATTGCTGTTTGATGCGCCAAAAGAAGTAATTATACAGCGTTCCGAATTAGACAAATTTGACCTTGAATAGTAGTAATAGTACTATTCTAGGCCGCATTAGAATTGTCATTGGAAGGAGAAGAAGATGCAGTTAAGTTTTTTGTCTGCTCGCAATGGATTGCGATTAGCTAAAACTTTTTCACTAGACAAGTCTACACCGTACCCACACGTTACTAACGTAGACAGTCACCACTCCACAGTTCATACACCCCAAGAACTATTTGCAGCCCTGACAGACCAAGCGTCGAAAGGTCATTGCTTAATGAAAGGTGAATTGAAAAAGCAGTTAGAAAACGAATCACGTAAAGGCCAATCAGATCGCAATGCTTACAGCGATCTGCTGGTATTAGACATAGACAATTTAACCCTACCGCAAATGCCTTTCGGCAATGGGCAGCTTACTAAACTGCATGTAGAACAAATTGCTAACACTGTAGTCAGCGCACTGCCTCAAGAGTTGCACGATGTAACATACATCGCTCAAGCATCTGCGTCCTTCGGTCTCAAGCCTACGTATTCACTGCATATATTCTTCATGCTGACAGTACCGCTGCCGCCAAAAACTATAAAGCTGTGGCTACAACAGATGAACCATTCGACTGAGCTGTTCAATAGTCAGTGCAGCCTGTCAGTAAACGGACAGTCACTAAAGTACCCACTCGATATCAGTGTCGCGGACAACAGCAAACTTATATTCATAGCACCACCTACTTTTATCAACGGTGCTGTAAACCCATTTGAAAACGATGATAACCGCACTACCCTCGTAGCCCGTGGGCAAGAGACCCTAGACCTTGCATCTTTGATGGATGGCATTAGCCCAGAGAACTGCTTCGCTGCAAGCAAACGCCGAAAGGACGAACTACGTAAAGACGCAGGGATGGGCCGCAAAGCAGAAAAGATAACGCGCACTCAAGTTAACTTCCGCATGGAAGAGATACTGACTAACCCAGACCAAATGAACATCTCAGTTTACAATGATACTAACTATCCATTTGTTCACTGCGACATCAATGGCGGTGACAGCCACGCTTACTACTTCTTAGCAGACAACCCAACTTACATGTACAACTTCAAAGGTGAACCCATCTTTGAGATTGAGAAAGCAGATCCAGATTTTTATCTCAGTATCTTTGAGCAATATGAAGACAAGATCAGTGAGCATGGTCAAGCACACAGACCTGTTGCTATCAGAGACTTCTACACTGACCAATACTACGCAGGGATGTTTGACCCTAACCTTGATCAGTTCAGCGACAGCTTCCCATTAACACCGTTAGCCAAAGGCTCTATCGATGGCTTCATGATGAGCCACGGTCGCCCTGTTCCTGAATTCATACCAGATGCACAGATTGAATTTGATCCAACACAGACAGAAGACACTATTCAATTAACTAACATCCCATACCAAATAAACATGTTTCGCCAAACAGAGCTTATGCTCAACAACGTAACACCCCCTAGACCTTTGACCGTAGGCGAAGGCATAGCGTTAAAAGACGTATGCCCTACCATCTATACAGTTATGCACCACATGCTAGGCAATGGTGATGAAGAGTTTGAGCGCATGATCAACTGGCTTGCCTACATATTCCAAACTAAAAAGAAAACTGGAGTGTCGTGGGTACTGACCGGAGTACAAGGTACAGGTAAAGGTTTGTTCTACAGCCGCATACTAAGACCACTGTTCGGTAACGCACACGTTCCGATGAAGGCTTTACAGAACATAGAAGAACAGTTCAACAACTACATGCGTACCGCATTGTTCTTAGTGGTCGATGAGTTTCACATGGCATCAGCGCAGAGTGGCGCTAAGAAAATTGCAGACAAACTCAAGAACGCCATAACAGAACCCACGCAAACCATTCGGGGTATGCGAGAGAACCAACACGAAGTACCAAGCTATACAAATTTTGTGTTCCTAACCAACCGCTTAGATGCAGTTAACTTAGAAGAAGCACAAGACCGCCGCTACAACATTGGCCCTCGTCAGGAAGTAGCGCTCAAAGACGCTCACCCAGAGGTCATTGCCAACTTACGTGGCATTGAAAGAGAGCTACCAATGCTTGCTGGTGTGCTGACTACGTTCAAGTACAGCGAACAATTAGCAGAGAACGCCATCGTCAACGATGCTAAGTCAGAGATGCGCCGTGTATCAATGAGCGTGTTTGAAGAATTCTGCGAAGCCGTCAAACAGGGCGATGTTAAATACTTCAGCGACGTATTAGAGATTGATGCTTCTGCCCTGATGAACGGCGGTGAAATTATGAACGCTCAACGGTTCGTTAAGAACTGGGTAGCCAACTCACAAAAGGAATATAGCATGGTACTTACTGAACACTTACGAACTGTGTTCCAAGCACTCACTGATCAACGTATTAACTCTAAAGAATTCACTAAGAAGTTAGATCGCAACAATCTCAAACGCATTCGCAAACGCGAGATAGATGCCGGTCGCGCTGCTAACCCAGTTCGCGGTATTGAGATACGTTGGAAAGTTGAGCTAGAAACACAACAAGAGATCATAGCCACGCATTTCTCTGAAAAAGACAAAGCATTAGTCGCTTAGCATTTAGCCTGATTTATTAGCTATACTACTAATTGCTAAACCGCATAGGCTCAATATGAACCTTACTCAAGAAACTAGACCGGACTTAGAAAAGCTAACAGTTAAACCAGACAAGCTTGGGCTTACCCCTGCTTGGTCTTACTCAGCGCTAAAAGTATTTGAAGAATGCCCATACCGCACGTACATCAGTCGCGTAAAAAAGATTAAAGAACCTTCTGGCCCCGCAGCTGATCGCGGGACAGAGATCCACAACCAAGCTGAAGACTATGTTTGCGGCAAGCTAGGTGAAATGCCCGACACACTAAAAAAGTTTGAAGCACAGTTTGAAAAACTACGTGCTTTGTACATCGATGCCAAAGTAGAGCTAGAAGGTGAATGGGGTTTCGATCTCGACTGGCAACCAGTTGGTTGGATGGAACCAAAGACATGGGCGCGTATCAAACTAGATGCCCTTGTCCATGAAGATGAACAGTCAGCCCGTGTCATAGACTACAAGACAGGCAAGAAATGGGGCAATGAGATTACACACTCTCAACAGTGCCTGTTGTACGCCATCGGCACCTTCTTTCGCTACCCAAACATAGAGTTTGTGCAAACCGAACTGTGGTATCTCGACAAAGCCGAAACAACTATCAAACAGTTTACTAGAGCCGAGGCAATGACCTTTGCTCCAGGCTTTTATCGACGGGCAATAGCGATGACTACATGCACCGACTACGAACCTAAGCCCAGCAAAAACAATTGCAAGTGGTGCTCGTTCAAAAAAGGTGACCACCCTGAATGTGCATGGGGAGTCACCTAACCAGTTCGCGGCCTAGGCCAGTGTATACGTAGGTGCCTCTCCGACCCCCCTACTAAAGCTGGCCTCGGTCGCGGAACCTTATGGAGTAAACGAATGAAAATGTATTACTGCGAAGACGACTTAATTGTTGAGTACGCATTAAAAACTGACCCGCCAGATGCTGAGTTTTGGTCTACATACAAACTCAAAAAATCCGACATAAAAATAGTCACTAAAATGAACCGCTCAGACGCTGCTGAGATGCGTACAAAAATTCTAACCAACATTTTTTCAACAGAACCCAACAAAAGAACCACAAAAAATATCGCGTAATAATATTAGTAATGATACTATTTCAATCTAATCAACTATGTACTAACTATGTTTAAACCATTTGATCATCAAACAAAAACTACTGACTTCATTCTCAAGAAACACAAAGTTCTAATTACCTCAGACCCAGGCACTGGTAAAACCAGAAGCGTCATCGATGCGTATGCCAAGCTGCCAAAAGACAAAGGTCGAATGCTAGTCATCGCGCCGTTGTCTATCTTGCAAGCAAGCTGGGCAGATGACATAGACAAGTTCCAACCTGATCTAACTTACTCAGTTGCGTTCGCCAAGAACCGTCTCAAAGCATTCAACGAGTCCACTTCCATCGTGCTTACCAATCACGATGCAGTTAAGTGGCTACTCAAAAACAAGAACATGCTTGCTGGCTTTAACACCATCTGCATTGACGAGTTCACAGCGTTCAAGAACAAAGACAGTCAGCGCAGTAAAGCCATTGCAAAAGTTATTGAGCAGTTCGACTACCGCATTGCCATGTCCGGTACGCCTAACAGCAACTCCATCCTAGACATTTGGCACCCTACTCTATTGGTAGACGACGGTGAGCGTCTTGGTCACAGGTTCTATTCATTCAGATCCGCTGTATGCACCAGCCGTTTCAATGGCTTTGCCAATGAGTGGGTAGACCGTGATGACGCAGAAGAGATAGTTGCGAGTGCACTACTGGACATCAACATTCGTTTCAGTTTGGAAGAATGTATTGATATGCCCGAACAAACTATTAGTACCGTGGCTACTATTTTGCCTCGCGCAATCATGAATCAATATGTAGATCTAGCTAACGACTCTGTGCTGCATACCAACAAAGGCACAGTCAGCGCAGTTCATGCAGGTGCCAAGATCAAAAAGCTATTGCAGCTATGCACAGGTGCTCTGTACGACAACGAAGGCAATGTGATTGGTGTCCACGCTGACCGCTACAACTTAGTTATGGAGCTAATAGAACAGCGAGCACACAGCCTAGTTGCTTTCAACTGGAAACATGAACGCGACCATATGGTCAGTGAGTGTGAGAAGCGCGGGATTAAATACGGTGTCATCGATGGCAGTACTCCTGCACACAAGCGCACTGATGTAGTTGGCAAGATGCAAGCCGGTCAGTTGCAAGTCGTGTTCTGCCACCCGCAATCCGCAGGGCATGGCTTAACTATGACTACCGCCACTTCAATTATCTGGGCCAGCCCTACCTACAACGCTGAGCACTATCAACAATTCAATCGACGTATCTACCGAGCTGGTCAAACCAAGCGCACCGAAGTCATCCGCATTGCTGCAGAGAACACTTGGGAGCCTGACGTTTACGAAAAACTAGAAAGCAAGTTAGGTCGAATGGAAGAACTACTAACGATTTTAAATGATTTAAACAACATCAGGAAAACAGCATGAAGCTAATTACTAAAGAAATAGAAAAACAACTGCTCTCAAACCAAAACCTTCCCGAAGAAGACCGTAAACCCTACCTAAAGTTATTCAACCCAACGGGCGCTGCCACATGGCTTCTCAGCGAAATTGAATACGGAAGCATAGATAGCGGTGATGCCATCTTCTTTGGGCTATGCGACTTAGGCATGGGCGAACCAGAACTTGGAAGCGTAGCAATGCAAGAACTAGCGTCAGTAAAACTGCCGTTTGGTTTAAGTATCGAACGCGACCTGAACTGGGAGCCAACCAAAACGCTTACCGAATATTGGCTTGAATCACGAACCAAAGGAGCGATCAGCGCATGAACCTAGACGAAACAATCGACCGACTAAAAACAGTCAAAGAACAAATTAAAGACCTCAACACTGAGGTCAAAGAACTCAAGGAACGGGAAGACGAGATCACCCGTGACCTGATGGCAAAGATGGCTGAAGCGGGTCTGAAGCGTATGGCTAACGACAACGCAACCATCTCTGTCGCAACTGAGCTAGTACCTAATGCCGATAACTGGGACGAAGTATACGGCTTCATTATCGAAAACAAGTTACTAGAATTTTTGCACCGTCGGTTATCCGCCACTGCAATCCGAGAATATGTATCCACTTACGGAGACATTCCTGGGCTAAGTATGCGGGAACTAACAAAACTTAACTTCCGATCTCTATAACTAAACAGGTAACAACCTATGGCTAATCAAGCACTTGCACTAGCGGACGATAAAGTCCCAGCATACATCAACCAATCTGGCTCTCGCGGCAACGAAAACGTGGGCGATCAGTTGGCTATCCCACGGATCAAACAGCTACAAAAGATGTCTGATGAAGTGGACAAGCACCACCCCAAGTTCATCAAAGGCGCTGAAGCTGGCATGTTCATGAACTCACTGTCAGGCGAACTGATGGGCGATGAGATCTACGTGATCAGTATTAACTTCGTCACAGATTATGTCATCTGGCGCACACGCGAAGCTGGCGGTGGCTATGTCGGCAAAACTTCTTCAATGGGCGAAGCTACTGCTTTAGTTGCAGCTCAAGAAGATGCTCCTGAGAAGTTCCAAATCTCTGAGACACACAGTCACTTAGTGGTCACCAAAGACCCTAAGACTGGTGAGACATCCATGCCAGCTTTGTTCGACTTCGCCAACTCCAAGCTGAGTGTTTCCAAGAACTGGAACACACAGATTGGTATGAAAGGCGGTGATCGTTTCGCTGGTCTCTGGAAACTGTCTACAGTTTCTGTAGAAAACCGTGCTGGAGCTACCTACCTCAACGTCAAGATCGATTGGCAGGGTTGGGTACAAGAAGCTGATTACAAAGCTGCTGAAGCATTGTATGAAGCGCACGCTTAAACTTGCATGAACGAACACGGTTTTATCAAAGCCGTGCATCGGAAGCTTCCGCCTGACCTATATAGGTGGAAGATTCACGATACGTATACCGGCGGGGTACCAGATGCTATGTATGCTGGGCCTGCCGGTACACTTTTCGTTGAATATAAATATGTCAACTTGCCTAAGCGAACCAGCACAAGGATTAAGACTGGTCTCTCGGCACTCCAACTTGCCTGGTTAGATATGATGTGCGACTATAAAGTAGTAGTCGCAGTAATAATCGGTTCTAAAGAAGGCACTATTGTGCTAACCCAAAAAAACTGGCATAAACCTCTATATAGTCCTGACTTTTGTCACGGGTTATCAATAGATCAAACTAGCAAGTGGATAGTTGGACACCTCAATGGTAGAAAAAATGAAAAAACCAAACCGAACTCAAGTGATTCAAAACTTGAGAAACCTATGGGAGAACAAGAAAGTAGTTGAGAACATGACACAAACCGAAGCAGCTTCTCAACTTGGTTGGACGCAAAGTGCCTTTAGTCACTACCTCACCGAAATAACTGTGCTGAACTCTACGGCAATTATTAAATTAGCTAATTTTTTAGAAGTCTGCCCAACTGAAATTGACCCAAACTTTTCAGGCGAATTGCCCAAATACACCAACTATCCTAGCCACCCAGAAACGCTTTCGGGTAAAACACCTTCTGCAAGTTCAAATAGGTTGATTAACCTACTATCAGGTCTCATTTCAATAATTGAAGTAGACAAACAAAATGAATTCTTCCCTATCGGATCTAAACTAGGTGTTGTAAAAACAAAAGATTTACAAACCAATTGGGTAGAAAGCACCACAACAAACGAAGAAGCGATCTGTTTAGTTAAAAAAAATCCGACAAGTAATTTTTCAGTTGTGGAAGTTAAAAGAGCATCATTAAAAAAACTTCCACTTGATAAATTCAATCAACACCTGACTGCCGTTTACGTCAAAATGTTCTAGTACAAACTCATTAAATGTTATTGTAAACCACAACAAATCGTCTACATTAGTAGCGTTAGTACTAAATTAAAGGTATAGTTTAAAAACTGAAAACAAAAATAATAATAAAGCATGGAAGACCTTGTTAATCACCCTGATCATTACCAAAGTGATGAGGGGATAGAAGCTATAGAAGCCATCGAAGCCAGCATGACTGCTGAAGGGTTTCAAGGTTACTTAAAAGGGAATGCGTTGAAATATCTATGGAGGTGGGACAAAAAATCCACCGATCCAAAACTAAGAGTTCAAGACTTAGAAAAGGCTATATGGTATCTAAATCGCCTCAAGAGCTATGCGTTACTAGAGGGAGCGGAAGGATGATTGAAGTTTTAGAAAGCCGATATGGGCTTTTCATGACTGTTGAAGACTTAGCTGAAGTAGTCAAATCAAATAAGCAAACAATTTATAATAGGCTTTATGATGAAAGCCTTGGGATACCTCATTGGCGAATGGGAAAGCGTTATCTCTTCCCAACGGAAGGTGTCGCAGATTACATTTCAGCCCAACTAGAAACCTAAAAATCTTCTGGATTTAACTGAGTGTAAATCGAAAGAGTGTCCCATTTGATGTGGCCTGAAATGACCGCAACTTCAGGAATACTGTAGTCTTTTTCTTTATCTGCAAAAAGACGACTTATGCCTTCGTGCCTAAGATCGTGAAACGTCAAATCTTCGTCAGTCGCTTCGCTTTTGACACCAGGAATTGCCGGTGCTCTCAGCCCAGACTTGATCGCCACCCTCGCAAACCTATCTGAAATCGAGTCACTATTTTTTGGCTTGCCAAACACATGATTAGCCCGTTCTGGCAGTCGCGTTCTGTTACGGGTTACCTTGCCAACCTTCTCAAATTCACGCAGGAGCACCTCTCTCACGCCGTCTCTCATGGGTATAATGTCCGTTGGCCCCTTCTTGTAGCCCTTCCAAAGCCGACTCTGTACACGAATGGTGTGCCGTTCAAAGTCCACATCCTCCCAAGTTAACCTATGGATTTCACCCATGCGCATACAAGACTCAACCGCAAACTCGATCATAGGGCTTAGCCAGTTGTTTCCAGACTCAGAATTGTGCTGCCTGCCTACTCCAGCCATGAGCGTTTCCCACTCACCGTCTCGCAGCCGCCGAGTTCGACGCTTGCTACCAGCAATCAGCTTCAACGACCCAAGTACAGGCTTGGTTACCTCTACAGGATTAGCAGCTATCGGTAACTCCCAGAACACAATCCCATAAGCAATGACCTGTTTCAAATACGACATGTCTTTCTGCAACGTCGCAGCTGCTACGGTCTTCCGACGGCGTTTGCTGTAGGCAAGTAAGTACTGGGGGGTTAGATCTTTAAGCGAGTCATTGCCGAATTCACGGGCCATGCGAAGTAGACTAGAGAGCTTAGACCCAAGTACTGGGGTATCAGTGTCCTCTAGCTCTTTGATGTAGTTACGGATTAAGTCTGACAGCTTATGGCTAATTACTTCTTTGTCATCGATGAACGTGCCTTCGTCCATCTGCATCTCAACCTTCCTAGCCCAAGCTTTAGCAGCAGACTTAGTTTTGAAGGTCTTTGATTTACGCGAGTAGCCAGCTTTGACAATACCAACTTGAAACCCGTCCCCCCGTTTTCTTATTGTCGCCATATCTTCTACGCCATAACTACGCCATAGAATTAGATTGCCTTATAAAGATATATAAAACAAGAGGTTATAAAGGCGGCGGAGAGAATCCCTCTCTCTCCGCCATACATAATAAATCCTTTATAAATCAACAACTTACTAAGACCAAGGGGTTTTTGGCGTAGTATTTTAAGTATATGATTTTATTAGGTTTTATAATTTAGTCTAAACCAGACTACGCCAATGGCGTACTTTTACTGCCTCTTTTTAAGCGGTGCGGGTGCGACTCCTTGAAGTCTTCTTTGCGATGCGTCGTGGCTGTGCTGAGTGTTGCTTACCGGCTTTTGTGTCTTTTCGTTTCTTGGCTGTAGTAGCAGCGTACTCCTTGCTTGATAGAGTCTTTCTAGCCGCCTTCGGGAGATACCTTTCACCTGTTGCTGTCTTTCCTTGAGTTGAGTTCTTACCAGACTTCGTACCCCAGTCTTCTTTAGTCCATTTGGACAAAGACTTCTGAGCCTTAGTCTTTGGGCCTGAGTACTTACCACCTGACTTTTTATAACGCTGTGTGGCAAGTTGCGCCTTACGAGCTGACCACTGACCCGCCTTACCACCAGCAGATCCAGCTTTTACAGACGCAACAATCCGCTTCCACTTTGGTTCGTCAGAGCGAGACATCTTATTTGCCCACCTTTTTCAAAGCAGCTTTGTGTGCCTGAGTAAACGTCTTGCCGCTTTTCATCGCCTTTCGCATCTCAGCCATGTGCTTTTTTGAGTGGTGTTCAGCATGACGTTTCATTGTTGCCTGCTGCCTCGCTGTTAACGCAGCCTTCATTTGACTCTTCTTTTAGCAGCTTTCTTCTTGGCCTTTGGCCGTTCATTTAAGACACATTTCTTTTTTACGTGCATATCAATCTCCTTACGTTAACCGCATCAAAAGAAGCCCAACTGCCAGCGGCACAACAATCAAGCAAATTAATATAATCAATCCAATCTGACGCAGCTCTTTGTTTCGCGCTGCTTTCTGCCTCACTAAACGCGCCAATTCTTGCTGTTTGGCCTTTCGAGCGTTTGCCATCTCTTGCATACACTCTTGATACAATGCCCCGTTACCCGAAACCACGAATAAATCTTTTACGTCCTGCATGGTCTGAGCAATTTCTTTTCGAGCTAACGCAGCTTTTACGGCATCAGCCTCAGATAACCCGCCCTGATTTTGTGCTTTAGCTAATTCTACTTCTGCACCCCCAAGCTTACTTAGGAACGACCCTATCGTGGACAGGTCGTCAGCCGTTGCCGCCGCTTTTTTCAGCGCACTAGAGGCCATATTTACCCCAGCGACTATCGCGCTAATTTCAGCGATCACCGGCCTAGCTCGGTATGGTTGGAAACACTACATCCTGCAGAGCGGTTACATGGGAGAAATCAGCCGTGATGTCTCTTAAATCTTGGCGGTACATCTGCCAAGCACTTCTTTGTTCTGCGGTCAGGGGAGAATCTGTAACTTGTGTCCAGTCGCTGCTTTTTAATCGACCATCTCTTATCGTCCTTACGGATAACCACATCTCAACTAAAGCTTCTGCGTCTGTCTGAACTATCTCAACAAACTCACCACCGACAAGCTTGTGAGTGTCATCGCGCCATTCACCTGTGTTAACAAAGGCAGATGTGCCTTCTGGGACAACATTAAAGTCAGAGTCCTGACACAAACCCGTCCCTAAGATCGCCCCCGTCTCATTGTCAACAATAGCCCTATAAATCATTTTTTAACCTCTAAAGTCACAATTGACCTGTCCATATAGAATCCAAATTGATCCTGAACGTAGGCTTGGAGAGTATAGGTACGCGACCCAGAAGCCGTGCTTGAATCCAAGAAGTTAAAGGGTACGAAAACAGTTTCAGGAGAAGGACGAACGGCTTTTGTCGTGGAAGTAAAAAGCACAGTAGACCCTCTGCGAAGCCTAAAACGCATAAGCGCCTGATCGTCGTAAGAACGGACTCCAAAACTCCCTGATATTAAAACAGGTGCTCCGCTATAGGTTGCTGTGAGGGTTTGTATCGTGCTGAATGTAGTGCCACTGCTGGTGCCAGCAAAACTAACAGTAGAGCTTGTTGTGATGGCGCTAGGAAACGTCACCGCTTGGTTCTGAATCTTTAGGGTGCTGACGGCTAGATTTTGAATCTTCGCGTTACCAACACCTAGATCTTTAATAATGACCGTTGGTATACCACTAATCGTTTGTGACGTAATTGTCGAGTTGTCTAGTCGCAGCTTGGAAGCGTTTAAGCTGTTTGCCGCAATTCGGTCTGCGCTAACTGTTCCAGCAGTAATTTTATCTGCGTTCAACGTGCCTATCTTTGCGTTGGCTATTGACCCGTTCTTGATAAACGCATCAGCCATGTAGACACCCGCTGGTACTGACTCGCCATTTATAGTCGTAGCACTAGCCTGAACCACAAACGGTACAGTCGCAGTAGCGGTGTTAGACCCACCACGCATGATGGCAAAGCGATCAGCGTTGACGACAAACTCGCTAACAATATTGCCTGCCGCTGTAGTTGTGCTGGCTAAACCATAACCAGCGACAGCTCCGTTAACGTCGATTTTGACGGTGTACTGACCAGACAACCCGTTAATAGAAGTCGCTTGAGTGCTAATAGAACTAGTATTGCCTGCAACGGTAGAGCTTACTGTGCTGATCGACGAGCTAAGCGCACTGTCAGCAGTAGCTCTGGCTGTTTGTTCTGTAGTAATCGCTGAAGAGTTGCTACCAACTGTAGCTGTCAGAGTAGTGATAGATGAAGATAGAGCAGAATCAGCACTGGCTCTTGTAGCAACTTCAGAGCTAAATTGCGCAGACGTTGCTGCACCGTTCGCTGTTGTTTCTACAGCGCCCATGCGGGTAAGCAAACTATTACCGCTGTAACTAGATGAAAATCCGGTAAAGGTTTCAAGCGGATCGATCTTTGCAATAGGCGTAGAAAGGCTACTAGCAAGCTGACCAGAAGTTATTGAATCAGTCAAAACGCCAAGCATGTGGTTTACGTCAGTCGCTGTAGAAGCCGCAGTACCTGATGCTGCATTGAACGGCCCCGCTATCGAATCAGTATTTACGTGCCTCACCCAGTAATAACGAGTAGCACCACTGCCCACAGGGTCAATAAAGATGCGGCCTGTTTGAATACCTAAAAGTGTAGCGTCACCAATCGAGTCAGAGGTATGGCTGTGAACTTCGGTATGCGAGTGATTTGAGTAAGCTGGATAATCCCACTGCAAATTTACCTGCGAAAATGCGCCATTAGCTGAAAAACCAGTGGGAGCTGGTGGCACTGCCAAGTCAGGT